TTTAATAAGATGCGTGCCTATTAAGAAGAAGCAACCTCCTGTCTTGCCACCAGACAAAAATCTTTTTGAGCCGTCTGGAAAGATTGTTTGCAAAGACCACATCTTGCCAGTCTCATCAATGATGGGAATCAGCAGTCTGTCTTTGTGTACTCTTAAATGGTGTGACTTAACTCCTTTGCTTGTTAAGTAGGGATGTGAATCACAGGGAGTAGCCAAGTCCCAGATCATTCTGGCTTTCTTTGCTACCTTTAAATGTTTTTGTTCTTGGTCTTGCTTTGCTTGTTCTCTGAATTGTTCGAGAGCTTCGTAGTTAACCTCGGAAGATTTCCTTCCAGATAACTTGAAGTTGTGTGTCTGTCCAGTTCGATAGTCAGAGGCAAATCCAATTGGTGTGCCAAAGTTATCATAGTAAGCATAGTAACCAGACATGGCTCTTTTACCATTGACATTAGTGTAAGCTCTTTGTGGTTTTTCTGGGTTAGGTTCAAGGTTCCCCTCCTTTGGCTCGAAGCCATGTGATTTGAGGAACTCTGTAAACTTCCCCATTGACTCCATGGTCAGAGGTTTTTCGAACTCTCGACCACTCCCTTTAATATTTTTTATTCCCATACTTGCCCTCTCTATGAAACTTCTATATTATGTTATGTTGAATACCTTACAATATACTTTGTTTGGAAACAATTAACAATAATTATTTTTATTGAGGAGAAATAAATATGGCACTTACTATAAAAAATGAGTCCAATGGTGGCGGGTACGAATCTTTACCTGTCGGTCAATACAAAGCAGCTTGCTATCGTATCGTTGATGTCGGCACACACAACGAAACGTATGAGGGAGAAACCAGCAAGCGTCACAGCGTTTTTATTTACTGGGAAACTCCAGACAATAAAATGACTGATGGCAAACCCTTTTCTATCATGAAGCAGTACACCCTGTCATTGAATGAGAAGTCTGCTTTATTTAGAGACCTATGCTCATGGCGTAAAAAGAAATTCACCGATGAGGAGTTGAAAGGTTTTGACCTAACCAACATTCTGGGTTGCACTTGTGAGATTGAAGTGGAACTAACATCTGGTGGCAACCCTAAAGTCACAGCAGTGTATCACCCTGAAGGTGGCGTGCAGAAAATTGCAACAGTTAACGAGCAGTTAGCATTTGATGTTGACGAGTATGCTAAAGACGACAAAAAGATGTGCGATGTATTCTTTAATCTGCCTGAGTGGGTACAAACAAAGATTGATGAATCTTTTGAAGTTGTTGCCTCTAACAAGGCTGAGTCACAAAAGTATGAGAAGAAGGATGGAGAAGACTTCTCATCTCTTGACACCCTAGCCAAGACTGGCTCTGTAAGCGAGGAAGATATCCCGTTTTAACGGTTTGGGCTACTGGATCAGAATATAATTTTCATATTTGATTCTCCAAAAACAAATAGGTTCAGTAGCCCTTCTTATTTACCATGGGTGACATTATAGATTTTGAACCACGTTTCGATGTGGTCGTATACCAAGAGGGAGTGTATGAAGACATGCCATTCCCCGAATACAATGAATTGGGTGCGGTTCGTTCACACGACCTGACAGCCATCATGAAAGACCCTTATGCATACAAATACGAAGAGAAGCCAGACAGTGAGGCATCGTTTTTTGTAGAAGGTCGACTACAACATTGTTTGTTTTTAGAACCACATGTCTTTGACGATGAGTTTATCATTACCCCAAAGATTGACAAAAGAACCAAGGTAGGCAAAGAAGAGTATGCAGACTTTGTTGCCACGGCTGGTGATCGCAGTGTGATCTCTCAGGACTTGTATGACACTTGTGTTGCTCGGTGTGAAGTGCTTGATGCATTTAAACCCAGAGGCGAGGACCAGACTGAGCTATCGGTGGTCTTCGATTACTTTGGTCACCTGTGCAAAGCCCGGTTCGACATGTTACAGGACAATGTGATTATTGATCTCAAGACTTGCAGAGATGCCAGTCCACGAGGCTTTAAACAATCAGTCAAGAGTTTTGGTTACCATCAACAGGCAGCTTTCTACCTTGATGCTGCTAGGAACTCTGGCATGACTGAAGTGGATCGCTTTCAGTTCTTAGCCATTGCCAAGACTCATCCATACCCCTATGTGGTGTATGAGCTTGACGCTGAGGCGATAGAGTATGGCAGATCACTTAATGAGCAAGCGTTAGAGCGTCTGCTCAATTGTAGGGACACTGGGATTTACACTCCATACAATCTGCATAACCAAATCGTTCCAATTAAATTAACAGACTTATAATTGACTAAGAGACTTCCCAAACCCGTTCATGATCATGTGTATTGGGCTACGGAAGTTTCGAAGTTTAACACCCAGAAAGAGAGAGAGGATTTTCTTAAAGGGTATGGCTTTGAAGATAAACGCATCGAGGTAATCACACACTTATGTGTCTACTGGTTACCAAAGCGGATGTACAACCTTCCCAACCGTTTGTTGAATGTGGCATACAAAGATTTGCCAAACGATACAACCAGAACCATGTTCAGGATTGGGATACACAATTTGAGGAATAAAAAATGATAGTAAGATTCACAAGACAGGACTTATCCGAGTGCGAACAAGCGGCTTCATTGCGTTGGCAATTGGCAAGAGCTGCTAAGGTAGCCAATCAAAAGAAGGACCCAACCAGAAGCGATCATGACATTGACTTGCTTGGCGTGAAGGGAGAGCTGGCAGTAGCCAGAGTTTTCCAGATTGACCATGACATCCACAAAGGTGGCATAGATAAGAACATTGATATGTGGGACAACGATGTGTCCTTTGATGTGAAGGCAACCTTTGCTCAGGCTGGGCATCTAATCTTTAAAGATAAGAAGTTCTTTAAGGCAGATGTAGCTATCTTTGTAACACCTCACGACATACCAGACTCAGTTCATGTAGCTGGTTGGATTGGTCGCAAAGAGTTTATTGAGAAAGCCAAGGACATTGACTTTGGTAATGGCACCTGTCCAGCCATGCATTGTGATGAGCTTAGACCGATACCAGAACTCTGGAAGTTTATGACAATCAGAAGGGTTGGTAGATTACCTAATAAACTTTAGCCTTCAGATTTTGCAGTGATAATAGCACCGTCTACTTCGATATCACTGAACTGAAGTCCACTGATTTGTTCGTCACCGTGTTCAAAGATTACATCTCTAACCAGCAACCTAAGCAGTGCGGCTTTTTGAAACAGGTTTAGCCTTGCATAGACTTCAATAATTTCACTGGCATTCATCTTGCTTGTGTTCAGCAAGATATCATCTTTCTTTTTAAATAACATTTAGGGTCCTCTCTTAGTGATTTAGTTTAACATGTCCTGACTTTAATACATGAGCCAATTTTTCATCGTTGTGGGTTCTTAAAAACCAACCGCCTTTAGCACCAACATATGAAGATACAATATCGGGCATCTCTACATAACTCATGTTGTACATGTCTTGGTAATAACATTTGTAAGCATACAAAGCTTGCTCAAAGCTAATTATCTCTTTGTTTCCCTTCATTATTTTCTCCCTTTGTTTGCCTCTCTTTAAATAGAGATTGCAGTTCACCCCATGTGTATAATTGTTTTGAAACATCGTCCCAGAACATCCCCTTGTAATCGTATGGTTTTATATATGAATCAGTCATCGTCACGGCTTGGTAATTGCTCTGCATCAAACCAACCACAGGGATAATTTATTTCCATTCTGTGTGTGGCTTTTTGCGTTTATCAGAATACTCAAACTCCACCCTGTCTTTAAAACCTTTGTGTCTCACCACATGAGGTTTTCCAAGCTCTTCTCTTTGCCAGCCTATGCTAACAGAAGTGTTTAAATCTTTTTCTTCTTTTAATTTTTTTTGTTGTGTCTCAACAACATCTTTATACTGTGTCATGTGTTTACCTATTGTTTTGGTAAATGATATAGATGATCACTTGAGCCGTCAGTGTAGCCATGGCTAAACTTGTAAGCATCAGTGGGTCCATTCATTTCTCCTTATTAAAATATGTTCTGTTAAATTTACGCTCACAAGCATTGAATGTCAACACTTGTGAACACTCTTGTTATGCTACCTCCTGTTTTCAACTCTATCTAAAACATTGCAAAATCTTTCCAACCATTCTTTTTGATCTTCAGTTTTGTAGTTACCACTCATTTGAGCCTCTAAAGCACACATGTGTTCTAAACCATTTCTTTCATAGAACTCAAACAAGATGTCACACATATGGTTAAACAAACTAAATTTTCTATTGTTAAAGTGTTTCATTATCTGCAATCTCCAAGACCAACCATTTCTCTCATGTAACCACCATTCCTTTCAAATGGTGTGCTACCTTCTTCTTCAACAATTGCTTGTTGATCTTGTTTGTCATCAAGAATGAGACTTTTTAAAAGATCAATGGCTTCTTCTAAAGTCTTGCCATACTGTTTCCAGTCAGTGATGTAACCACACTTAATAGAAGGTGCAGTTTCAAAAATTCTTTTCTGCCAACAAAAATCAGAATATCTTTCTTGCACTGGGTGTGGGAAATGTCCCCACAATTTTCTGTGCAAGAAATTGTATTCAATCTCTAGCTCTCTTGCCTCATGCCATTTGCTTTTGTATGTCATATCTTTTCTCCAATGTGTAGAAATCATTTCCTACACACCTATAATAGCAAACTGATTGAAGATTACAACACTTTCTAACACTTATTTAATGTTTTTTTAAGATGCTAATAAAGTGTTAATATTGTGTTCAAATCTATTATAATTAGGTACAATTCACTTTTAAGCACACAAAGGAGATTGATATGGGTGACTACAATAAGGGATACAGAACCTTAACAGTCGATTTAAAGACATACGAGTTACTAGAGGAGCTTTGCTCTATTGAGAGAAGAAAGAAGATTGATCAAATCCGTTTAATGGTAGAGACCAATCACAAGAAGGTAATCCAACAGCAAGAGGGGGAAGCTGTATAACTTAGGAGGCAGATATGTTGGCAGGACATTTTCCTAGAACTATTGTCGAAGAAATAAGGAACGCACAGCAATCCAAACAGGTTGTTGATGCTATTGGGATTGACAAAGAACTATCAGAGCAGTTGCTAGACCTAGCAAACAGCTCACAAAAATCGCCAAAGCTCTTGGCTGAATACTTTATAAAGCTTGGTTTAAATACAATTAAGTTTTATGGGTCAGACGCTAAAGTCCAGTTCGATATAGATAATCTTTAATTAAGCTAAAGAACCAATCCCAGAACCTCTCATCATTTGGCGTTCAGCCAATTCTCTGTCCTTGGGGTTAGGCAGTATTGTCTCAGATAGCATTTGCTGTGGAGTGATTGCATTAGCTGGCGGAACCAGTGGCATGTCTGATGGTTGGAAACCTTGCAGTGCTGAATCTAGTTGTGAGCTAAGGTTGTCTTTTTGTTGAACTTCTAGTTCTTGTAATCTTCTTTTTGCTTGATCAACTTGACCCTCTGTAGTTTCTTCTTCTATATCTCCAAGGCTACTTTCACCTGAACCACTTGGGGTTCTAAAAGCACCTTGTGCGGTAGCATAAATGTAAGGTCTTACTACTTGCAATCCCTCTACAACCTCATCCAAAGACTCAGGGTTAAGCAATAGGTCAATCATCTGAGACTCTGTTTCATCGGCAATTTTGTTTTTATAAGCCGATCTTGAGTTTTTTAAATGCATAAAATCAAGAACCCTTATAGCAAAGTCTGCTCCCTTGCCCAAAACCCCAACACCCATTTCGACTATTGCCTGTCTTTGTTCGCCAAAAGGTTGAGTCATAGAGTCAGATTGTTTTGCAACAAAACTTGCTCTTTGTATAGTATCGTTAAGCAAAACAAAAGCATCAAACTCCTCTTCTGATAACAAAGATTTATATACCCTTTTTCTTTGATCTAAATATTTTTCTGCTTCTTTGAAATTTTCTTTTACAACTCGCAACTTTGATCCTGCTACATTTGCTTGTTGTGAATTTTGCCCAAATTCATTTAGTGCTTTGGTGTAGTCATCTAAAGCAAAATCTTTGGCTCTTTGTGCATCTATATATCTTGGGTCTAAATTGCCAAAGCCTACTTTCTTTGTAAATTGCAAGAAGCTTCCTGCATTTGCTAATTCGTCTGACAAGAACATGTGCTTAAGATTTTGAAACGCTTGTGGGTCTTTGGTTTGCACAAGCCTTCTAAACGCTCTGACTTCTCTTTCACTGGCTTGCCCTTTAAACATTCTTTGCACAGTTTTGGCAAGCTTCATGTCATCTCCAACCAACTTACCAAGAACTCCAACCACACCTTTTTCTAATACCTGAAGATGGTTTTTTTCAGGATTGTAAACTTTTGTAGCCCTGCTGTAACTTGGTGAATACTCTTTAATTAATAAGTTTAAAGTTTCTTTTATGTCTGAAGCAATCGCATTTTGGGATGTGCTACCCTTGGGACCCGCTTCTGAAACTATGTTACCCAAGTCTTCTGCCTTGAGTCCATGCAAAGAACTTACTGTATCTTTTGGCGTTCCATCTGCATTGTAAAATAATTTTTTTATGTCTTTGGCTGTTTTTATTCTTACAGCACTAGAGTCAGCATCGTTAATCATATCGTCAAGTTTTTTTATTACTGGCGATGTGTCTATCTTTAAAAGCTCTTCTGTTTCTTTGTAACCTTGTTGTCTTAAATATGCAGACCGTTCTTGTGGAGTCATGTTGTCTAACAACTCTTTTATTTGAACCTGTTCCTGCATAGGCAACATTTCACCTGACTCTTTTCTAATATAAAGATCAGTTTCTCCTTTGGCGACCTCTAATTCACGCAAAAACCTTGCCTTTCTTTTACTTGCCATTTCTTTAATAACATCTTCGCTTATGTTGCGAACAGCAATTGATGGGTTTGCGTCTGCCACTCCTGTAATTTTTTCACTGGCTCTGCCAGTAATATATGTGCCTTTTTGTAATACATCTAAATAAGAGTCAATGGTATCTTCAATTTGTAAATTTCTAGTTTCGTAAAAGTTTCTCAACTTTGATCCACTGCTTTGATTTTGTATATATCTTTGCAATCTTATTGGGTCTTTTAAGGCATAGTTTACTTCTGAGGCTAAAATATCTACACCAGTTTTTTCTTTGTACCACTGAGCTGCTGTTTGAGCATCCGTGTCTTGAGCTAACTGTAGCAACATTGATAAATCATCAGAGCCACCTGAGTAATCAAACTTTCTTATTAATGATGCATTCTTGCCTATCCCCAAAGGAACGCCACCAAATAATCCTGAGTACATCAAATCTTCTCTTAACTTTTCGTAGTTCATCTCAGGTCCACCAACAAGGCGAGATGTTATGTCTCTTGCTCCATAAACCAAATCTCCAGCCAAGCCCGTGCCTGCTACTCCTGCAATACCTGCACCCGTTCTTCCCGCAACCTTGCTAGGTTTAAAGGGTGCCTTTCTATAACCTTGAGTTAGCCCCACTGCACCACCAACAACCTCAGCTGCTAGCTGTATGCCCGGAACAATTTTGCCAAAAATATCGTAAGAGTCTACCCAATCAGTATAATCGTAAAATTCTTTTTTAATTTCGTTTGTGTTGGGGTCGACATAAGCCATGTCGTTTTCTTCGTCAGTAAAATAAACAACATCTGGATTTTGTGGAAACCTTTTTTCTCGCAAGTAATCTGCTCTAGCCTCATCATCATTTGATAAAGAAGCAACAAGAGCTGTAAGCATTCCAGATTGGCTTTGCTTTTCTCTAAACTTTAATTCTTTTTGTGCTTCCTCTAATGTTGGCTTTGCCATATCACATGTTCTCCGCAATAAAAGCCCTTAGTTCTTCAGCGGTCATATCATCTACACTTTTGTCACCAGTCGAACTTTTCTTTTTTGGAGGATTTAAAATTGATGAAACTGAGTTTGTTTGAATTTTATTGTATGCGTCATCACCCATAGCTTTAAGAATTGGGTCATTTTGTGATGTGTTGTAGTTGTCCATGATAAAATCTTCTTGAGTTTTATCAAATACTGGGTTGTCTTTTCTCCATTGTATTTCCCACCGAGTAAGCTTGTCGCTAACCGTGCTTGCATTGTCACCATTCGCTATAGCAGCTTTAATAATTTCATCTTTTGCTGTGGCTCTTGCATCACTAAATTTAACAATCTGTGCATTTAGTGTTTCCATTAATTGAAGCGTGCTATATACACCCTCTTTGGTTTGTGCCATGTTTGGAATGCCACCAATAAAAAGTTTCATTTCGGTATCTGAGATAGGACCCTTGGTTTTTTGCACAGACATCATAGCTAAGTTAATCGTTAAGTTATTTATTGACTCTCTTGCTCCTTGCTCATCCCTGTTTACAAAACTACTTAAACCTGGAATGCTAGTCATAATGTTTCTTACAGGAACAAGATTGGTTGGCACTATACCAAAAGCTTCGGGTGGCAAGTCTTTTATTTTATCCCTATACAAAGCCAGTAATAAATCAGAGTCGTTTGCTAACTTTAAATCTTTATCATAGTCAGCATCTTTTGTGCCTAAATTTTTTCCTGCCGTTTCAAAATAATCTTCTAAACCTGAGCCACCTGTATCGCCTGTATTAACGGTAAGTCCGCCTGTAGTAACTTTGTTAAAACCTTCCGCATTGGCTCTATTAAGCTCTACAACTTGTTTGTTGCCAAGAGTTTTATATTCCTTGGTGCCATCTTCATTTATTTTAACAAGCTCTACGCCAGTCCCAACTTCAGGGCTGTATGCTTTCATAATTTGATCGCCAAGTAATTTTGTGAAGTTGTCCCTGCCTTTCATAACATCGCCCAATGCAAGCTCGGTAGCTTTTGATGCTAAGTCTTTGGCTTCTTTTTCATAAGACTTTCTTTTTGCTTTTTCTTTGTCGCCAAAGCTGTTAAAGCCGAGAGTAAGACCTCTGCCAATTGACGGAAATTTTTCTGATTGTTGTGCGAATAACCCTTTGGATATTTCACCAGCTAAATCATAAAAGCTTGGTCTTTGAGGGGTTTGTGATAATGGAGACAGTGCTTCTTTGTATTCTGTTGTTCTGTCTTGTAAGTTGGGAACAGCTACATCTGCATACATCTGAAGCATACTAGCCAAACCGCTTTGAGACGATGGCTGATTATTGGACTGGCTTTCGCTTTGCACATTCGCATCTGGAATGTCAGCCAAGTCAATTGATCCTGCTGGAGCATTGTTTAACATTTGTTCGAATTCACTGACACCACCACCTTCTTGGTAGCCCATTAACGATGATAAGCCTGTTCTACTCATAGGCATATTAACTTACCTTATATTGCGGTGGGTTCATGAAATTTCCAATTCCACTCAATGCGGATAATCCAGTTGCCAAGCCTGTTTGTAAGGCTGATGGCTGAACACCATAAGTTGTACCAATCTGGCTGAATCCTGCTGGAACGCTTTGTACGAATGGTAACAATGATTGCATTTGTTGCATTGGAGCTTGCTGTTGCATAAGAGCATTTTGTCTTGCAGCATTGAGTTGGTTTTGTTGTTGTCCTTGTGTCATTTGACCTAAGCCCAGTTGTCTTTGTATGTCTGCTTGAGCAGCTTGTTGAGCTTGACCACCAAGACCAGCGTAAGCTTGTCCTGCTCCGAATTGTCCTGCTTGTCTTGCTCCTGCCAAAGAACCAAGCCCTTGAGCCAGTCCTTGTTGTGCTTGTTGTTGTCTGCCAAATTCGCCCATGGCTGTTTGTTGTGCTTGTTGGAAACCTTGGCTTCTTAGTCCGCCTAAAGCTTCTCCTAAGCCTCTACCGAGAGCCTCAGTGCGTTCTCCAGCACCTAACCTAGCTCTTGATCCAAAGGCTGATTCACCGCCTCTAGCGATGTCAGAAGCTCTGGCTGATATGTCGCCTTTGGCTCCTTGTTCTAAGATATCTCTTCTGACCTGATCAATAACTTGTTCTTGATACGGGTCCATGTATTGTTGGTAAGAGCTTGGGTCATACTCAGCACTTGCGTAGTCTCTTAATGCTTGCTCTGACTCACCTAAGCCACCGAATAAGCTTTCTAAACCTGAGCCATAAGCCTGTTGAGATTGCTGTAAGTAAGGGTCTTGAACACCAATCTTTTCTCTGGATAAATTAATAGCCGCCTGTTGCTCAGGAGAGAGTCCTGCAACTTGTTGTGGCACAACGATTGGGTTGCCTTGCTCGTCATAAAATGTTTTCTCAGAGGCTCTGAATGCTTGTTGCATAAAGCCCGGTGAGTAGCTTGAAGTTCCCGGTATGCCTGAGCCAAAGAATAATTCTCTGGTAGTTGGGTCTAGGGTTCTAAACTGTTGTTGAATGTCTGTTGCGATTGGCTCTGCCATTATGCTACGTTCCCAAAGTGTTCCATTAATTTGTACATTACTCTAGTTCCTGAGTCCCTACTTGGGTCTCCATTTGGAGTTAGGGTTAGTATGCCATTGTTATCGTTAATGTTAAATGATCCTGCACCTTTAACAGCTTTGGCTGTCATGACAAACTCTCCATCGGAAAGCATTGCAGGTATGTCGTCTGATGTCTCAGTACCCGGTCCATCTATTTGCCCGTCTTTAACAGGAAAGTTTTCGATGTTGATAGTAGCATCCATGTCACCGCCTTCAGCCATGGCAACAGTGCCACCTTGGTTAAAGTATTGAACTCCGCCACCGTAATTGTATCTTGGCATGCCTCCCATATTAAGGTTCATGATTCCACCTTGAGCCATCATTCTTTTTTCGGGTGGCTGATATACCATAGCCTCTGATGCAGTTGGTCTGCCACCACTTAATGCTGGCATACCTTCAGGGTTAAGACCAAACTCTACACGAGATGGGGCTTCTGCACCTGTTCTTCTGGCTATCTCTGCTTCTATGTTGTATCTGCCTAACTGGTCCATTTGAGTTAGTGGAGTTAAAGGTACACCCTTTTGATCTTTGGCTTCTTCATAAGCCAGCTTGCCTATTAAGCCTGCAAGTCCTGCTATGCCTAATTTGCCCATCATGCCCATGCCACCGCTTGAGGTGCTATCACCTCCGCCAGTTAGTGCATTTTGTATGGCTCCAACAGCACCTCTGTTAGAAACAACCTTGCCCTCAGACCTAGCTTGCGATACTAGGGCATTAAATGTGCCATTTGCCTTGGCTTGTTCTATTTGTTCAGGTGTATATCCTGCTGACATCAACTCTTCGGTTCTAGTCATGCCGTCATCACCAGTTACGGTTTTAAACAAGTCTTCTATTTTGCCCAGACCTGATTGGCTAGTTAGAGACGCTATTTCGGATGCTGTGGCTGGCATCCCAGTTTGAATGTTTACATAACCTTGGTTAACTGGGTCATATTTTATTATGTCAGATTCAGGCGTGCTATTAAATAAATTACCAATTCCACTTTTTACATTTCCAAACAAGCCAACATTATCTTTGCCCGGCATTACATATTCATACGCACCGCTTGCACTTTTTCCAAGATTGCCCAAAAGACCAATCCCATCCTTGCCCGGCATTATGTATTCACCAGCTCTGCTAAAAATGTTTCCTGTAGATGCTTTACCTGCCGAGCCAGCCGCAGGCGTTCCGCCAAACAGCTTACTGCCTCCATAGCTTAAAGCACCGCCTAATAAAGCGTCTTTGGTTGAAAGTCCTGATGCTTTTCCTGCTGCTGCGGTTATAGCCGCACTTGCTAAAGGTCCAATACCGGGTACAAAAGGTGCGACTGTAGCAACAATAGGTGCTAATTTTTTCGTAACTTTTTTTCTGAATCTGTTTAATTTTGAAAATAAGCCACCAAACTCTTGTAAGTTAGTGTCAGGATTAATGGATGCAATGCCACCCAGCTCACCAGTAGAATCAACAATTCTGGTTCTTGGGTCCATGCCCATTTGGCTCATGGTTTCCTCAAGCATATCAGCAACCTGTGGGTTGGCTTCCAACACTGGTGCTGGTACAACAACCTCGCCTTCTGCAAGATGCCCAATGGTTGTGTCATCCATTCTTCCCGCAGACATTAATTTTTTTATGCCTTCAGCATCAGAATTCGACATTGCACTCACTGGTTGCATTCTGTCTCGCAACAGCTCTTCTTGAACTTCTGGTGGAGCTACTTCTTGAACGGTTTGTACAAAGGCATCAATGTCCATGCCTGTACCCATTTCATTAATAATTTCTTGCTGTGCTTGAATTGATTCTGGTGAGTTCTGCGGTGTGCTTAAAATTACTCTTACTTGTTGCTCAAAGCCCATCTCAACCAACGGTTGCATAATGCTGGTGTCTACACCTGACATCATTGGGTCTGGAACGCCACTAAGCAAAGATTTATTTCTTTGACGAATCATTTGCAAAAGCTTTTCTGATTCTTCGGGAGTTTGAGCGTTCTTTTGTAGCTCAACTAAAGTGTTGTACACCTTTTCTTCGTTTGAAAGCTCTTTTGGTTGATCTGTATAAAAACCATCATTGGCTGAACCCATAGCAAATGCCATGGGATCATTTTGTCTTATTCTTTGCATTTCTTCGTTAGACATTCTCCTAGAAGTCGGATTTATGTCTTGCGAAAGGTTTTGTATTCTGTCTTCTAATGTTGCCATATTAACCTATTGTAACTGTTACGGAGCCAACGGCTCCTATTCCACTCACGCCACTCAAATATGTTTGGTGACTGTATAAATCACGAAAAGCATTCCCGTCATACGCTTGGTGAATCTCTAGTGTCGTATTAAACACTATATCACCAGCTATAAAGTTCAGTTCACCTAATTCGGATTGGTTGAACTGCGGGGTCCGATTTGGATCGAACTGTCCTAAGTTTAACTCAAGTATCCTGACTAATCTATTAAAAATGTCAGGACTAACTTCATCTAAAGCCTGAGGTAACCTAGTCGGTAATAGCTTCGCCATTATCTTTGACCATCAGGCTGTATATACAATCTAGTATATCCTAATCTCCATTGAACGCCCAATCTGTTATCAGTATCTGCATCGTCATCGCTTTGTAGTCTAATAACAGCCTGTCTTGCTCTGGCTCTAACATTTAGTTCGTCAGTGTTGTTTGAAATATCTTTACTAACTTTGGTTGTTAAACTTTCAGCTGGGTAGTTTCTTGTTTTTATTTGCATGTTAATTAGCGGTATTCCATTGGACGTATTCTGACCGTAAAACTTAATGTCTGGAATAACCTTGCTGATAAAGGCAAAATCATTGCCCTCTTGCAAATCAAAGTCTGAGCTTTCAATAAATACATTGTCCATGGGTGAACCATCGTCATCTTGCCCAGTCTCTTGGTTATATAGGTAACCATTGAGTGTAGCCATAGGTTGCTCAAAGACATCTTCATCTATCCAAGCAGTTCTAACCAGCTCGCCAATACTCCATGTGTTTTCTAAATAGTTATATATAACGTAGCGTGATATCTCGCTAGTTCCATCTTGTGTAGATGGATAGAACCACCAGACTTCATTAAATTGTTTGTTGGCAATAGCAAAGCATTTGTATGCTTGAGACATGTCTAGGTTTTGTTGCACATAACTTAGCACGGTGCATTCTAGTCTTTGCACACTACCGTTGTAGCGATAGAAGCCATCCTCAGCCATCCAGTAAACTCCGCTTGGTGCATTAATAGCAGCATTAGGAGCAAGCATGCCTGTGCCTTGGCTAATTAAGTTAATAGCAAAGGTTAAGGGTGGTCCAACAAACTGTATGGAATACAAGGCTTGATCTGTCCACACTAAAGTTTCTTGCCTTGATCTAATGCCACCAATAATCTCGCTTCCAACAGAAAGTCTTACAGAGCCAGCCGTGTTGGTTGTTTTTGGCTCCCATTCAGTAATACTTTCTTGATCTGAAAAAGCCACAAGCATTGGGTCTAAGGTTCCAGTTCTTGCAGTGCCTGCATCGTTCAATGGGTCAGCACCAAGGACAAACACATGCCTATCTGTTTCTGACACGATAGACTGCAAGCCTACGGTTGGAGCTAAATTAGCACCCGATAAAGAAGTAATGTTGACAGCTCTTGTGCCAGTTCCAGCAGATGTGTTCCAATAAAAAATAGCTCCGCCTCTTGGGTGTAAAATTAAATCTTCACCAAAGTTATCTGATGACCAAAGCCTTAATTGGTTGGTAAAAGTTAAAGAGCTAGCAGAGCCAAAAGCGTTAATGCCCCATGCATCAATGCCCCACCCTGTTGAAGAAATGTAAGTGTTTAAACCTGTGTTTAGTTGATAAGCACCAACAGTGCTACTGCCACCATTACCTGAATCGCCAGCAGCTGCTAGCACAGGATCACCGCTAGTGTCCTTGGCTTCTATGGTATAAGAGTTAGCGTTTACAATGGTTGCTATTTGATATTCTTGGTTAAGCACTGGTGCAGTTATATTGCCCCCCAAAGAAACTGCATCTGCGAAAGTGACGAAGTCATGCATAACAGCACCATGTGCAGTATCACTCACAGTGATAGTAGCATCTCCATTGCCAACCTTAGCAAAGGTTACATCGCCTGCTGAGGTAGTAAGTCTGATGGGGGTAACGTCATTGAAACCATTTCCCTCTTTGACGTAAGCCTTAAGGTTGGTTCCTAAAAATAAAAATTTAGTTCCCGGCAGTGAAATCCATGGGAATAAGTTTCTGCAAGTGCCTAAAAAAGTTTGAGTTGTGTTTTTTGCCCAACCGCCAAGCTTTTCTACAAAGCCTTTTCTAAAGCGTATAAGCGATGAGTCGAACCAACCACCTGCGTTTGTGTAATCGGTTCCTTCTCTATTTATTCCTGATTTAAACTGAAACTTTGCGTATGGCATGTTTCATTGCTATTAAGCGATTCGAATAATAGCTGTAGAAGCGGCTGCGGCTGGGAATACAATTGTAAAGTCTCCAGCTGTAGAAGTTTTGTCGCCACCAAAGTCAATGGTTGCAACTGATCTGTCAGCGTTAGTGTCGTTGTAGATCATGCATCCTCTAGCAGTGACAGTAGCTGTACCAAAAGTTAAATCAGCAAAGTCAGTAAAACCAGTAGTTCCTGAGCTTGTTGGGTTAATGTTGGTTAAAGCCGATCCGCCAGAAGTATAGTTTGTGCCACTTGCTTGACCTGTAGTGGTAAAAGCAGTGGTAGTCGCACCTAATGTTGCTGAACTTGTGTACAAAGCCAGTTTAAAAGAATTTCCGCCTGAAGCCAAAAAGTTATGTTTTGCTTCTAGTAGTTCTTTTTTAAAGCTAGTTGTAAGTGTTGATGTAATTGCCATAATTATAGTTTCCTAATTAAATCAGCAGATTCTTTAAAGCCTGCTTTTTCTAATTGATTATTAATTGTAATCCTATCAGATTTTATAGCATTTTGCATATATTGTTTAATAACTTTTTCAATATTGTCTTTGTACTGATTGACCTGATTTTTTACTTGATCAGGAGCATCATCGCTTACAGCAACAATTCTTTCTATGCATCTCTTTGCCCAAAATTCAACAGGGTGTCCACCTCCGCTAGTGGTGTGAACCTCTATACTTCCTAAAGCTGTTAAAGTTGTATCCTCAATCATTCTACCACTCCTTTGGTTCTACTGGGTTAGTTTTATCATCGTGGCGACCAATTAATTGTGGCTCAATGGGAGTCTTGTTTACAGATAGCTCGCTCATTTTTTTTACTATCATTTTTTTTCCATCCATTAATGGCACCAATGGGTCTTTAAGTCTGTGGTAGCCATAAAGTTTTTCACGAGTTTCTACACATGTATCTAATAATGTTGATGACCCAGCAACACCAACCTGTATGTCTGCATGCATGCATTTAGACAGCCAGAACTCTACACAAGCTCTGCCAGATTCTGCAAAATGCAAATTACCTTTGTAAGTAAAATCTACGCCATATATCTTTAATGTTCCAACCTTATTCCATAAAGCAAAAGCAATAGCATAAGCCACGGTGTTATTAAGGTAGCAACAGTTTAAGTCAGCAACGATTTCATCAATCGGATACAGAACCAAGTTTTTTGCTCGCTCATCAAGCTCGCATGTGTATATGGGTTTGTCGCCCGTTGTTAGCATTCTTTTCATGCCTGTGGTTTGTCCGCCAGCATCATCGGTGTCCAAGAACCTAGATGGTGGGTCCATCATGAATGTTCTATCGTGATGTATAACTGAGCCTACAGCGTTTATGCCCCAGACTTCGTCAAAGTTATCGCCATGTGATGCGGCTAAGTTATAGTCAAACCAGCTTCGACCCAAGCCAACAATGGCTACAGTCTTGCCTTCAAGTTTTTTTATTGGTTTCATTTTTCTCCTCTCAAAAAGAAAATTAAGTTACATTAATTCTAAGCGAATCATACCTCATTTCGTCTCTTGTATCTCTGCCTTCACCTAGATTTTTCAACCTGCCTAGCGACTCTTTAAACTTAGATTCTAATATGCCGATTTCTGCTTGAGGCAGTTTTAAAAATATTGCACCTTCAACCAAACAACCGTATAGAAGCGTGTCAGGTGCTTCGGTTGATAGGTATGTTGTGTTACTTACTCCATTGTAATCAACGGTAGCATTGGTTATAGACTTTGGTCTAGCCAAATAATGCAACTCCATGTCATAAGCTTGATCAGGCACTGGAGAAACTTCAAAGCTTGATTGATCAAAAATAGAATAATACTTTGGCTTTCCTGTAGCAGACGTACTTGAAGAATACTCTTTAATAAAAGAATTATGTTTAAAGTCTAGGTAAGTATAGTTTCCACCATCAATAACGGCTAAAGAAAAACTACCAAGCCAATCAGCGGGGGTGTTTAAAAATCTTTGACTTGCAGTTACATTTCCTGAAACATTTTTTCTTTGATCTGGTAGCTGAACCACTTTAAATATTCGCTCTTCTCCTTGAGTAATAAATGTATCTAACTGGCTCACAAAGGTTGTTTCATCACTCTGAAGATAATCCTGAATGGCTGTTTTTAATGTTGTTAGTGTAAAGCTCATAATTAAACCGTATTGATTTGACCGCCCATGCCTGAGTGATTGGTACAATAATAATACAATGTTGGAGCCGATGATGCTACTTCTATTTGAGTGTAAGAACCTGATGATCCCGGAGTTCCATTAGTTGTTACACCAGTTGTGTACTCTGAGCCACCACCATGTGTACCATCGGATGTTGTTGAAAGTCTAAGTGGATGGCTACTATTACTGCTATCTGCCTGATCAAATTTATATGTTTGACCTTCAGTTAAACTTAAAGTTGCTGCCCTAGAACCATCTATATAAAAATAATTTGCTCCAGAATAGCTAGCAACTGTAACTGTATATGTTGTTGGGCTTGGAGTTGGGGTTGGACTAGGACTTGGTGAAGGAGATGGCGTTGATCCAGTAGCACCCGTTATTGTAATCGTGCCAAGAGCAGAGCTTAAAGCACTAGGAATTGTAAGTGCTGTTCCTATTATGCCTAAATCCCAATTTGTATAAACTGTAAAATTCCTTGGTACTACGCTTGTATCAACTCTTGGGTCTTTAATAGCTTCTGGGTCTACTATCCTCGTTTTTCTATCCAACTGTGGATGCTTTGGCTCGAAACATTCTGGACATGTTTTATAGCCATTCCACTCTTTTCTTAAGTCTTTTAGACCGTATCTAAAACCGCACCTGTCGCAGATACCGTAAGCATTTTTCTGCGAAGCAAAAGCCATTATGCGTGGTCGTAAGCCCTTAGATCAGGGGTTGCCCTAAATGATGCTCTGTCTTCATCTTGACTTAAAGCTCTTTCAAATTCTTCTTCGTATAACTGCTTGAGCATGCCCGTTCTTTCAGGAGACTTTTTTAAAGACAGATAATAAGCCAACCCAGCGCTTAAGCATGGATAGAACCTAAAAGGCATTTGCAAAGTATCGGTTGAAGCGTCTACATCATCCATACGCATCAGTCTGTTTACATAAAGAACATCTGTTGAGTTTTCAGGCGTATTGTAAAGGAATATGGTTGGGCTTATTTGTTTGTCTACAAAATATTGAGACGGTCTGCCCTGTGCTGTTTTATCAGGCACAGCTGCATACTCGCTCCTTGATATTTGATTCATTTGTAAATCGCTTGGCGTGCCGTTGGTTGTTCTTCTGACGAACGCATCTAGCACATCAATCACAGCCGTTGGATTGGTTGAATCCAAGCTGTATGAACTTGTGCCTTGTGTTAGAGCGATAGATGTTTGTGAAATAGTCCACTGGTTAAGACCACGGTTAGCCCACTCAGCCAACAAAAGATTTAAACTGCGTTTTGCAGTTTTAAGATCGTATGCCGTTCGTAGCTCAAGACCGCATCTTTCGAATGCTTCTTCTATGTATTCAGCTACATCTAGCTCAAAATTTTTAGAGCCTGAAACTGCCATATTATTTTACTATCTCAGCACCCTGTCTCTGTCTTCTGTTGTTTGATGCACCTGCACAAACACCGCCACCAGCTTTGTACGATTTTAAAGTTCCGCCACCTTTCATTCCCGGTGGTATTTGTGGCATTGACGAGGGCATTGCTGGGGGTGTTTCTGTTGGTCTATCTTTTCCGATTGGCTCTGCAAACTTTTTAAATTTCTTTTTTTTCTTTTGCGCTGCTGGAACTCTTGTTGTTGAATCTCTAGGCTCTAAGGGTCCTTTGCCAACTTTGCCTCTAGGTAACTTAGGATCAATTAACTGAGTTCTAGGTTTACGTTTTTTTGTTATAAAATTTCTTAATATTCCCATTGTAAACTCCTGTGTTTAAATTTAGCCAATTAAGGCTAATGTTTATGATACCTTATTTTTTGTTTTTTTTTGCAAAAGTTTTAACATTAGTTGGTTTTCCGCCAACACCTTGTTTCTTTGATCTCTTTCTTGTAACTGCTGATTTAATTTGTGATTTACTCATTGATTGTGCTTTAGATTTAGGCACACACTTGGGATATTTTCTTTTTGATCCTGTTGTGGACTTTCTTCCACACTTTTTAAATCCACCGCCTTTTTTGGGTGAGCCTATGTCTACCCAGTCTTCTTTAAACCACCGCCTTAATCCGCCTG